CGGCCGGGTCGCACATGACCGTGTGGAGCAAGTAGTTCAGGAACAGCTCGGTCTTGCCGCACTGCGCCGGGCCGACGAAGATGATGCTTTCGAACTTGCGGTTCGTCATCTCTTCCATGGGCTCGACAAGGTACGGCACCTTGCTGTTTCGCCACGGGCCGGTGTAGGACGCGCCGTTGTTGAGGTAGCGGTACTTCTCTGCCGCCTGCGCGACGTTCAGGTTCTCGGATGGCTGGAAGCTTTCCGCCGCGAGCTGGATCAGATCCTCCAGAAACGCGTCGTAGTTCTCGCCGTCGTCAAACAACGTCGGTGATATCGAAATCGTCATCGTCGTCATCCTCGATAGGTGGCAGGTCCTGCTCGATCGCTGGGAGTGGATCGTCTTTGATAGTTGCCTTTTGGGATGGCGTTATGCGTGGCATGTTTTTGATATGCTGGCTGATCTGCGCTTGCAGGTTCCGGACTTCTTCCTCCAGCGCCAGCCGGATCTCTTCCGACATGCTGACGCGGGACTCGATGTTCGAGACCCACATGGTCATGTTGTTCGCGGCCATCAGGAAGGTCTCCGAATAGCGCTTGGAAACCTCCTGAGTCGACCACAGCTTGCCGGCGTTGGTTTCCCACTGCTGGCGCTTCAGGGCGGCACTCCAGAACTCCGTCTGGAACTTGGCCGGCAGCTCATCGATCTTGGCGTTCTGGAGGTAGCTGGCGACATCGAACTTCGGCGTCACGAGATACTGCGCCGCCGTGCGAAGGTCGTAGACCACGCCGGCCCCGCCTGTCTTCTTCTTCAGCGCCGGGCAATCCTTCAGCCGCTGCGCGATCGTGCGGATGTTGATGCCGAACGCCTGCGCCAGCCAGCCAATCGTGACGCCCTTGACGACGACATGGATATCCCGGTCGTTCTCGTCGGCCGCACCGACAGACTGCCGTTCCGCCAGCCGGGCTCGCGCTGCTGCGGCCTTCTCTGCCCGGCTCAAGCTGCCATTTGCTGCTGCCATATCCCCTGCACTCTTTCCAGTCTTACTCGAACCGCTTCCGTCACGGCGTCTTGGTGGGCGTCCTTCATGTTGAGCGCCCGTAGCACGTTCATGTCCACCGTGGACTTCGCCATGATCCGGTGCATCATCACGTGATCCGCCTTCTGGCCGGACCTATGCAGGCGCTTAATGAACTGGAGGTACAGTTCGAGCGACCACGTCAGCCCATACCAGACAGCGATGTTCCCGCCGTGCTGGAAGTTCAGCCCGTGGCCGGCGCTCGCCGGGTGCAGCACCAGCAGCGGGATCTTGCCGGCATTCCAATCTCGGTTGTCGTTCTTGTTCTCGCCGTAGATCCGGGCGTGGGGAAACCGCTTCTTTATGCGGTCCTTGTCGAACTTGAACGAATAGGCGACGATGACAGGCTGCCCGAAGGCTTCAGCCAGAATACTGTCCAGCACGTTCAGCTTTTCGTCGTGAACATGCTCGGCCGTATGGTCTGTCAGATAGAGCGAGCCGTTGGTTAATTGCAACAGCTTGTTGGTTAACACACCGGAATTTACCGCTTCAATGTCCAGCTCTTCCAGCACGCTGTCGCGCTCCAGACGGCGGTACATCTCCATGGCCTTTGGTGGCAGGGTGACGTGGTGGTCGCGAAACATCAGCGGCGGCAGGGTGAGATAGTCGCGCTCTTTGAGGACGTAGAAGATGTCCTTCACCTTCTTCATTATCGCTTCTTCGGTCTCTTCGAAGGCCGAGTATTTGCGGGTGTATTCGTCGTAGCTGAAGTACCGTGACAGGTAGGCCGAGCGCGACGTGCCGAGCCGGAAGCCCTTGTCGCAGATGTAGATCGGCCCCCACAGATCCGTCAGGCCGTTGGGCGTAGGCGTGCCCGAGAGCAGCACGATCTTCTTGAACTTGAACTGCATCCGGGACAGGACGCCGAACTCCGAGATCCGTTCGCTGTCGGTCTTCTTGGCCCCGCCCTTCAACCGGCTGGCTTCATCGTACACCAACATGTCGAAGATCCACGAGCGGCCGAGCAGGAACTTCTGGAGCCACGGCAGGTTCTCGCGGTTGACGATATAGACATCCGCCTTCGCCTGCGTGGCCGCAATCCGCTCATCGAGATCCCCGGTGATAACCGAGTACTCTAAATGCCGAGCGAAGGCCCACGTCTGGATCTCTTCCGGCCACGTGTTCTCGGCTACGTTCAGGGGCGCGACGATCAGGACCTTGCTGACGATCCCGGCGTCCAGCAGCTCGACCATCGCTGACAGGGTTGCGCCAGTCTTGCCGAGCCCCATGGCCGCGCCGAGGAAGACCGCCTTGTGGGCGATAATCGCGTTGTGCATCCAGCGCTGGTAGGGCCGGAACTCTTGGTGCGTCAGGATCTTCTCAGGTGGGCCGTACAGGATCTCCAGCGCTTCCACGTCGCAGAGCAGTTTCGGCCTGCGCCAGAAGTTGCCGTAGAGCCGTTGGCAGGCTTCAGGGTCCTTGCGGATCTTGGCTGGGATGTGGAGCTGCGGCATCAGTGATGTGGTCTCAGGGGATCAATGGTGTAGGGGAGGGAGAGGATCGCGCACGCCTTCCGGACGCTGTCTACCACATGGACTTCGACGCCCGCTTCCGCCATCGCCTTCCTGTTACGCCCCTGTAGGAGCGCAAGCCCGGTCTGCGTCTTGCCCCTATCCTTGAACTCAATCCAGATGTGAACGCCACCTCTAATAAACACACGATCAGGTGCCCCATTGATGCCGGGCCACTGAACCTTCCGAACGAAATAGCCCGCCTGCTCAGCAAGGCCCACAACAGTCTTTTCAATGCTCTTCTCCATTACCGCTTCTGGCCTTCGATGTTGAACAGCTCGTCGCGCAGGTTATGCAGGTAGATCTTGAACTGCCGCGTCTCGGCGTCGAGTTCCATAATCCGGGCTTTCCGGGTCTGGATCTTGCGCTCGTAGGACGTGATCTGCTTCTTCACTTCTTCTGCGCGGGTCTGGCTGCGTGTCATTGTTCAATCCTTGATAAAGATGGGTGAGGTGAAGCCGGCTGAGCCCAGCGGCAGTGTCGGAGCCCACCACGGGCGCTCGCACATGCACTCTTGCAAGATCCGCAGCTCGTGGTCGGCGCGATCGATCGGTGACAGGCCGACGAGCTGGTCATGCACGTGGATGCGGATATCAATGCCCTCGCGATAGGCGAGGATCATGCCGTGGCTGAGCAGGTCGCGGGCCATCGCTTGGTCGGCGTTTTCTGTCAGCTTGCCGGGGTGTGTCGAGACGCGGTTCCATTGGTTCCGGTCATCGAGCTGTTCGTAGGTGATCGACTCCTTCATGTCGCCCCATGGGGCTTTGACCATCTCGATCTTCGGACGGCAGTAGTGCAGCGCCCGGCCCGAGGGGAGGATCATCCGCATGAAGGGAGGCTTCATGTCGAACTTGATCATGTTGCAGTAGGTAGGCTGACCGGTGGCGATGCACTTGCGCGCCGCCCGCTCGATCGCATACCAGAAATCCTTGACTTCCTTATACTCGCGCCGGAACGTCTCGACCGACAGCTTCGACTGCTCCAGCGTGAAGTCCCGGATGCCCATGTCCCACGCGTAGCCGAGCAGCCCGGTGGCTTCGATCTCAGCGGTCTTGTGGTTGTAGGTGGCCGCTCCAGCGCCGAGCATATAGCCGCAGCCCAGCACGCCCGGCTTGGCGATCGTGCGCCGCGCCCCGTCACCGCCCTTGTACTCTGCGATCAGGATGTCATAGGCGATATTATACATGTAGGTCGCGAAATCGATGTACGGATCTCGGTCCAGCTCGAACACCCGCAGGATCTTCGCGCAGTTGGACATCCAGCCGAGAACGCGGTTCTCGATCGCGTTCAAGTCGGCGTCTATGAAAACGTATCCGTCTGGCGCTTGCGCCGCAGGACGGATGCCGGCTTTGAGAAGATTGATGGGTTTTGGATATAGGAACTCAATATCCTTAGCTCGAAGTAGGCGAAGATTTCGGACATGATGTGCGATGCCTTTTTCAAGTTTCTTATCTGGTCGCGGTAGATTTTGCGCCTGATAGAGGCGACCTGCCCAGCGCCAAGTGCGACCTGCACCGTTAAACTGGAAAGCGTTTCTAAGGACAGTGTTGCCGTCATACGCGGGGCCGGTGGCGCGGCGTAGCGCATAGTATTTCTTTGGCGAAGCGGCGGCGACTTCAAGCCGCATTTCGAGGACTTCGACAAGCTCTTGCATCTCTGTATGTAGCGCTGCATCGTGGTCGAACTCTCCTGCATCCAGTTGCTCCAGCAGCTTGTCGAGGCCGCGCTGGACATGGCCCTTCTTCAGATCCTCAAACGGGTAGCCGGCCGCTTGCAGCCACGGCAGGAGCTGCGTGCCTGAGTTCGGGTTTGCGAGCCCGGTGATGACCTTGGACCGCTCGACGCGGGTCTCGATCAGGTCTTCGTAAACCTCGATCGCGTTGTTCACGAGATCCATGTTGATGGGGATGCCGGCTTGGTTGATCTTCTGGTCAATGACCCACAGATCCCACTCGTGCTGCGGCATATCGTACTTGCGGATCTTCCGGTAAATGCCGCGCTCGGCGTTCACGTCAGTCCGGTTGTAGAGCTTGAAGCGATCCCATTTCTCGGGCTCGTGGTGGGGCATCGTGCGCAGCCACGGCTTCAGCTTCGAAGGCTTATGGGGGGAACAGAACTCGCGGATCAGCGCCTTGCCGTCCTTCATTTTCTGCGTGTCTTCAGGCAGGCCGACGACGACGCCGCACTTGTCCAGCGAGCCGGGGAGCGCGAGCGAATAGGCGAGGATCATGGGATCTCGCCACTGTTCATGGGGGGTTTCGAGCCCGAGGGCGTTGGCCCAAATCGACCACTCGAAAGGCTTGTTCCATGCGAATTTGACGGCGTTGGGATCGAGCAGCATTTCGCGCAGCTCGGCAGGCATTTCTACCTCGCCTTCAGCCGGCAGCCACTGCATGACATTCTCGTCGTTGCAGGCGTAGGCTGCCATCAGCACTTCAAGGCTGGGGTGGCGCGAGTACACGTCAGCCCCAACGTCAACGACAGAGATGTCGCAGTAGGTTTCGAAATCGTGGTGGAGGCGATAGAGCTGCCCGGATAGTTGGATGGCCCGGTTCGCGGCGCGGTCGATTTCACGCTGCACCGCTTCCGGGACATTCTCGCCGGCCGCATATTCGGCCAGCGCTGTCATGTATAGCTCGATCGCGCCCATGGATCAGATTACGTCGTCGGCGTCGTCGTCAGGTGCGCTGAAGCTGTTCTCATCACCGATGTCGCCACCGTCCTCTTCTTCCTCCACGTCGGTAAACGCCTGATCTGGCGCGATCGGAGCCGAGCCGGCAAAGCTGTCGCCCTTGCGCAGGAACTGGACGGCCTTCAGGTTCGCGTTCACGCGCTTGCCCTGCGCATTGTCCTGTATCCAGATCTGGACGATCATGTTGACGTAGCAACCGGCGTACAGCTCGGTGCGCGTGGCCGGAAGCCAGAGCTTGGCGTTGTCCGGATCTCGGCGGCGAGACAGGAGCAGGGGCTGCTCGTTTTCCGACGCGGCGATATACCACGAGTTCTGGAAGCCATCCCAGGACTCCAGATTGCCGTCGCGAACGCAGAGTTTTTCGGGCTTGTACTTCGGCCACTTCGACTGATCCGAACCGTACTTTGCCGTCAGGGCGACTTCCTTCGCGCCCTTGATCAGCGCCAGATTGGCGTTGGTGTCCTTAATGAACTCGGGCGTGCGGTACATGATGCCCGAGGCACGGAAATTGCCTTCCGACATCGTGCCGTCGTCGCGCTTCTGCGGCTGGCCGCGCACGAATAGGAAGGGGAAACCAAGTCGCAGGTTCTTCAGCGTAACCTGCGTCGAGGCGGCAGCTTTGGCGTCAGCCATTAATCTTCTCCATCGTTGTTGTCATCGTCGTCCAGCAGCATATCGAACTCCTGTCCGAGCGTTTTCTCTGCTTTCCGGGGATCAGTATCCGGCACCATGATTGGTTTGCCGGGCGGTTGATAGACGTGTTCCTTGATCAGCGCTTCGTACTTCTTTTTGCCGAGCAGATCCTGCGCGGCAGCCGGTGTCACCAGCTTCTTCTGAAAAGCCTTCTTCTCACCGACTTCTGCGATCAGCACGCGAGCGACATCTGCTTCGTGCTGTTCGTTGATGTACGCCCGATGGCCCTTCTTGCCGAGAACCATCTTCATGTACGGGAAAGGCTCGCCGCGAGCGCTCTTCATAATCGCTTCATCGTGAAGCTTTTTGAACCACCGGTCGAAAACTTTCTTGTGCAGAAGCACCCACGCTTTGCGGGCGTCGGTCCATTCCTCGAACTGCGGCTCGATCACCGGCAGGTCGTATTCCAGCTCGTCGTCAATTTCCTCGAACCGCACAGAGAACTGTTCGAGATTGTAGGCTGCCAGCTCTTTGCAGTTGGCCTGCGCTTTGCAGTAGACGCATTGCTTCAGGCCCGGCGTCCGGACAGCGTCCGGGTTGTAGGTCGCGGCAGCATCGATCTTGATCTTCTCGCCTTCCGCCAGCACGTCTACCATGGTGGTGTGCCACGTGCCGCCTTGTCCGGGCACGCGAGGCTGATTGATCGTCAGCTCGACAAGCACGCCCTCCGGGTCATCGTTGAAGTGCTTCGACGCGAACGACACCCAGCATCCGAGGCAGTACAGCCAGAGCTGGTCGTTCTCTTTGGCCGAGACGGCGATCTTGCCGTACTTCCAGTCGAAGACGATAATCAGCTTCCAGCGCGGGAAGATAATGCAAACGTCCGACGTTCCGAAGCCGCCCTTCTCCAGCGTCCATGGCTCGATCCAGACACGCTGCTCGACCATCAGGATCGGCTCTTCACCGAACTCGTCGCGGTACTCGAACATCCGTCGCCAGATGTAGGCCAGCCCCTCGACCATGGCTTCCGCCATCTCGTCGTTATAGCAGACCGTGTGGCCCGAGACCGTCTGCAATAGACCGGTCTTGAAGCTGGTGGGTGGTAGATCCAGCCGCAGGGCCAGCTCCGCATGCTCGTGAAATATCGTGCCTTCGGCGGCTTCTATGCCCACGCGATCAGCATAACCCTTTTCGGCGTTGATGCTGCCGGCACATCGCCGCCACCTATGAGAAGATGACGGCGATCGAACGGAGTGTTCCTGCGACTGGTCGGTCATGTATTAGATGGCCGATGCTTCTTCGCCTTCACCTTCGCCTTCTTCAGCGAACGGATCTTCGCCGGCTTCGTACTGCGTCAGCAGCGCGAGGGCTTCAGCGAAGTTGGCTGGCGGGATCAGCGTGGCGCGCTCTGCACTGAACTTGCCGGCGATGTTCAGAACGTGCTGCTTGCGCTCGGCGCGCTCGGTCTTGTCGGTGACGGACATGTAAGCGCCGAAGCGGTTCTGGATGTCTTCCAGCGTCGGACCCTTCGGGGCCGTGGTTGTCTTCGGCTTGGTGGTTCCGGCAGCAGCGCCAGCGGGGGCACCGGCAGCAGCGCCGCCCTTGGCCGCGCCGACGATCTTGCCGAGGGCAGTGGTGTTCGCGGTGAGGGCAGCCGTCAGCGCGTCGATCTTATCTTCTAGGGACATAATTTCTCCTGTAGTGGGTTTGGCAGTTGCCGGCTCCAGTTCGCATAGGGTCATGCCCCTTGTCAACTATCAGTTGGGAGTTTATGAAGTTATCCAACAACGGAGCTTATCATGGCAAAAATACTTAGAAACCGGGACCTTGGCCCGTTTCACGACCTTCTTCTGGAAGCGTGCCCCCCTATGAAGAGGGACGCCACGGGCTATCTTGTCCACAGTCCAGACGGCATTAAATCCATCGCAGTGCTGGCAAAACTGCTCCATATGACGCCGTGGGGAGTAAATCTGTGGATAAAGAAGCAGCGCATTCCGCCGCTAAAGGCCCGTGCCATCACGGAACTTCCGGGCTGCAATGTTGAGATCGAGAAGTTTTCCCCTTATATCTTTGGCGAGTGAGTTGCGTTATCCCTGAGTCTCAGCGATAGCTGCCTCCGTTGCCCACACGTACAGCATAGAGACCTCGATCATGAACAGACCGCTTCCGGCGTCGGACCCTTCGTGGGCTGACGAAGAAACCCGCACGGCCATTTTCCAGAGCCTCATCGCCCTCCACGGGTTGACGACGCGCCAGATTATGGAACTGACGGGCCGTAGTAAATCCTGCGTAGATCAGTGGCGCTCGGGCCGTTCCCGCGTGATCCACACTGACGCGCTGCGTGCCCTGATGTACGATCTCGGGGCGAAGTAATGCCGGGCAGGTTTGAGAACCACATCGTCAAGTGGGCCGAAGGTAGCGGCAACAACCTCGCCAAGTCGCGGAACCAAGCAGCCGGCTGGAGGGTACTCAAAAAGGTCCTCTGGAGCCCCGCGCCGACGCCTGAGACGCGCAAGCAATTCGACAAGATGTCGAAGGACGAACAGGACAAGCTGAAGGCGATCAACGGCTGGATCTGCGGCGCGCAGGCGCTCAATAACAAGCGCACCAAGGCCAATCTATCCGACCGCAATCTGCTGACGATCGACGTGGACTACGCCCCGGCGCACTTCCTCGACCTGATCGAAACAGGCTCCCACGGGCTCGGCCAGTACGAGGCATATTGGCACTCAAGTCGCCGCCATACGCTGGAAGCGCCACGTGTTCGCCTGTTCATGCCGATGTCTCGCGAAGTCACGATGGACGAATATATCGCCCTGTCGCGGTACGCCGGCTGGCTGCTCGACAATACCATGAAGCTGGTGGACTACGTGTCCTACCGGCCGGCGCAGATGATGTTCAAGCCGTCATGCTCCAAGGACGACGTGCCGAACTTCTTCCGGTTCGAGCAGTTCGGGAAGCTCTTCGATCCGGACGAAATGCTCAAGGCGTTCGACAAGCAATTCGGCTCTTGGATGGACCTGTCCTGCCTGCCGCGTTCTCCGGACGAAGAGAACCTGCGCCAGTCGGCCGATAAGGCAATAGATCCGCGCACCAAGACCGGCCCCGTGGGTGTCTTCTGCCGGACCTACGACATCTTCCAAGCCATGGATCACTTCCTGCCGGGCAAATACATCCCCGGTGACGAACACTCCGGGCATCCGCGCTTCACCTACGCTGGCTCCACCAGCTCGAACGGCGCGATCGTCTATGACGACGGGCTCTTCCTATTCTCGCACCACGGGCACGACCCGGTGGGCGACATGAACGTCAACGCCTTCGACCTAGTCCGTATCCACCTCTACGGGGATCTCGATGAGAAGGCGCAGGAAGGCACGACACCGGCCAGCATGCCGTCTTACAAGGCGCTGATCGAGAAGCTGAAGACCGACAAGGGATTCCAGGGTACGCGGCGCGAAGAGCGCTTCGGCTCGATGAAAGACGCGTTCACCGACGAAGAGGAAGAAACCGATGACGACGAACACGACCGAACAGACGGTAAACCTGAAGATGGGGACACCGTATCAGCCGAAGACGACAGCGAGCCAGCATCTGGAGAACCGGATTTGGGGGGCGACGATCTCCACGCCGCTTTCGATGACCTTGAAGGCGACGACGGCGGCGTTCGCCCCGAAGAGCCCACAGAAAGACCCACTGGCGGCGATCAAGGACGCGCTCGGCCAAAGCCCTCGACTGTTAGGCCGAAACCACAAGAAGGGTGGTTTGCGGAAAGGATAACGTTCAGCACCGAGACCGGGGCGATCCTTCAGACCCTGAACAACACCGCCACGCTGATCCAGTCCGACGCTCGAACCTATCGGTCCATCCGGTTCAACGAGTTCGTCCAGAAGGTCGTGCTGGCAAAGGATCTCATATCCAAGCTGCCCACCTACCCGGCGATCAAGGTGCAGGACAAGGTCAACGGCGACAAGTGGCAGGATCACCACGAAGTCGTGTTACGCGCCATCCTCGACGCGCCGCCCCGTGAGGACTTCGTCGGCTACAGCTTTCAGGCGACGAAGATCAATATCGATAACGCGATCACCATGGCCGCTCGATCGAACGCCTTCCACCCGGTCAAGGACTATCTCCTGAACCTGAAGTGGGACGGCCGGCCGCGTGTCGACTCGATGCTGATCCGCTACCTGAAATGCCCGAATACCGAATACCACCGCCAGATCAGCCGCCTGATGCTCGTGGCGAGCGTGACGCGGGTGTTCGAGCCCGGCCACAAGTTCGACTTCGCCGTCATCATTCAAGGCCCGCAGGGCGTCCGCAAATCCACCCTGATCCAGACGCTCTACGGCGAGAAGTGGTTCGGGGAGCTGCATGTAGATCTAGGCGAGCAACAGCGCGTTGCCGAGGCCGTCATGGGCAAGTGGGGCGTCGAGCTGCCCGAGCTTGGATCGCTCCACAAATCCGACCACAACAAGGCCAAGGCGTTCATGCGCCAGCAGCGCGACGACGTGCGACTGGCCTACGAAAAGAACTCGGCGGATCTGCCGCGTCAGTTCATCTGCTGGGGCACGACAAACGATAAGAAGTACCTGCGAGATCCGACCGGAAACCGATCGTTCTGGCCCTGCATCATGGGCGCGCTGCTCAACATCGATACCGATGGCCTTCAGGCCGAGCGCGACCAGCTTTGGGCCGAGGCGTTCGAGATCTACTGGACGATGCGCGACAAGCAGCCGAAAGGAAGCCTGCCGCTTTATCTCCAAGGCGCGGAAGCCACCAGCGAAGCCCGCGAGCTGCAAGAGGGCGCACGCGGCAACGAGATGTTCGAGGATTGGGCCAACGCGATCCGCGACTGGCTGGAAACGCCGATCACCTATGGCGCTTTCAAGCTAGAGATGGGCGCTCAGCTCGACCCGACGATCGACCCGGCATCCGAAGAGGAAATGCAGCTCGTGCTGCGCACCGTCTTCACCCGCGAGCAGGCACTGCGGCTCGGGCTCGGCCGGCCGTCTGGCATCGCCAATGATCATTCGAGTACACAGAGCATCGCCAAGGCGCTCGACATGCTCGACGGGTGGGCTGCGCCGAAGGCTACCAACGACAAGGGCGCTGC